AATAGATGCTGGTGGAGCTGGTATCGCGGGTGAACAGTACCTTGCCGCTGGTGATGTTCCTGAGGGGCGCGGGCAGCTGCACGAGCATACCGGGGCTGAGGGCGGCAAACAGGAGAGCGGGCGTGGTAACCTTGGGACTGGAGACGTCGAACATTTACCATTGGCATAGAAAATGTTTAGAAATTTAGGTGGCAAACCGTGACGACGTCTGGCTTGAGAAGTGGTAGACGAACTCGCAAAAGTCCTGGTAGGTCATCCCGCCCATCAGGGATCCTCGGAGGTAGGTGTCCTCGCAGTAGCCCCTCATGCCCATCCACATGTTCATGAGGTCCTGCTGGTACCACTCCTGCCACTGCAGGAAGTCGAGGGGGGTGTCATAGATATCCTCGTTGCCATTGTCATCCTGAGGATCTGGATGAAAGTGGTAATCGTCGGACGACTTGATGATCGGCATTGCGAAGCAATCAGTGGTTGGTTAGTTGGTTCTGTATATATCTAGTCGGATTTCCTTAAGCCTTCGTCGCCCGTGCGGTAACGCTGGTTGCCTCCTCCTGGGGAAGGTTGTCCTCAATTGCCAACATGGCTCCCTCCACCTTGGCCTCATCACCCCCGAAGAAGGTCAGGAGACCCTCCTTGACCGCCTTGCGGTTAAACGGAGCCTTCTTGACCGCCGTCTTCTGGGAAACCTTCCCAACACCCTTCACACTGACCGAGTCAACCTCCTGGTTGCTCATAAACTGACCAATCTCCTGGGTCAGCTCCTTGACTCGGTCCCTGAGTAGCTTGGTGTCTTTACCAATTGCCTTGAGTTGCTCCTTGAGTTCAAACAACTCGCGCGTCTTATCTTTAATCTGCTCAGAATCAGCCATTGTTAGTGTTTGTTATATATAGCTGGAATTCTTTAATCAAGTGGACGACGCATGAGATCGGGTGTGATGGTGCTGTTCTGCCACACATACGGGCTCTTCGGGTTGGGGGGCTCGGACCTGATGGACTGGTTGGAGTTCCTGAGGTTTCCGCCGATCGTCTCCGGGAAGCCGATCTGCTGGCGGGGGTCCAGGAAGTTCTGACCCTTCAGGATCTCGTCGGGGGCAAACTGCCCAAAGTCCTCCGCCGAGGACACCTCACGGGGGAGGAGGCTGCTGGCGAGACCGACGCCGCTGCCCAGAGCACAGCCGGCGTTCTGGGGGGTCGGGGCGTCGTTGGGCTTGCCACCGCCGTTGATGGGGGCGTAGAACTCACGACCCTTGTCACTGTAGCACATGCACCACACGAGTACGCCGACGAGCACTAAGATCGGGAGAGACTTGCGGAGGTCCTTAACGTTCAACATTTAGTATATCATCACATAATATTTTTACGGCTCGTCATCACTCTCACCCTCATCAACCTCGTCCTCCTGGACTGGGATATCCTCGTCGTCGAACATACACTCGTCCGTGTACCGCTTGGGTTTCTTGGGCTTGGGTCCAGGGAGGACCAGCACCTGAACCACCTTCCACAGGGGTGAAAAGTTCTTCTGGTAGATGAGGACCCCCAGAAGCTCGGCAAACACATGGCACTTGATACCCTTCTGGAGATCATCGAGCTGAACCAGGGTCTTGTCAAGATTGAATGCCCTGACTACCACCTGACCCTTCACACGAGCCTTCTCGCATGTCATGACACCCGCCTGTCCCACGCCTGCAACGTAGGCACCCGCGATCTTCTTGTCCGACAGCTTCCGACCAAACCACGCCTCCGAGTGATCCCTGGCAGCCTGGAGGATATCGGTATCATATTTACCGACCACCCCCGCCGAACCCTCCGTCAACTGCATGGTCACGTTGTCATCCGCCTGGAAGTCATCCTCCAGCACGACATCCTTCAGATTGTGACGATGCTCGACACAGCGGATAAACTTGCGACCGTCAGCAAGAGTCTTAACCTCCTCCGAGAATTGCATTGTTGTTCTATACAGGTATATTCATTACCCTTTATTTGACGAACTTCTTGTCTGGGAGACCGGCGAACTGGATGAGGGCTGCCCTCCTCCTGAAGTCCACGGGGATGTAGTTGTCCCTGGCAGGGTTGTAGCCCCTGAGGGTCTTCTCCAACCGGACCGCCTGGATGTCATTCAACTGGATGTTCACATCGGAATTCTTGTTGATGCGGTGGGTCTCCTCGTTGTGGATGTAGGTTCTCCGCCTGTTCCTGACCCACTTGAGGGTCTCCGTGTTGAACCTGAAGTCCCCAGCCGTCTCCTTGTACCCGGGGACCTTGAGACCCCTGGGGGCGTGCAGGCTCAGAGCCAGGTGGTGGGACCTGGTCTTCTTGGGCTTGCTGACACCCCTCTGCTCGTTGCGGAGTGGGTTGACCTTCGATGCATTATCGTATGCCAACTTGGGCTGGAACTTCTTGCGCACCCTGGGGGTTGCCTTGATCTTGGCAATCCGTGGCTTGATGTGCTTGAACAGGGTGTCGGTGCTCATGGAACTGCGAACTCCCGGGATCTTCAACACATACTTGGAGAATATATACATCCTCTTGCGGTCCTTGTCCGCCTTCTCCTTCCTGAGACCCAGCTTGTTCAGGAGATACAGGTCGTCGATCAGGTACTTCTTCCCCGCCATCATGACCCCCCGCTCCTTGATGTACACCCTGTCATCCCACACGTCTGCACCCATCTCATCCCTCCTGAGGAGCACGGCATCCAACATGCCACCCAGAGTTGCCCTGACCGTCTTGTTCTGTTCGGGGTGCCACCACCCCAGCGTAATGTCGAGGGCAAAGATCTCGATATCAGCGAGGGTGTTCCCGGGTGAGACGTTGTTGGTGTTCCCCTGCTGCTTCTCCTTGCCCTTCAGGGTGTATCGGCGGGTCAGGCGACTGGGGACTGGGGACGCACTGAGGTTCAAGAAGCGCCCCAGCTTTGTTGCAGCGGCCCGACGGACATTCGCAGACATCTTGCTGTTGAAGCGACGGCGGAGACCCTCCATCTGGTCCCACATCAGGAGGCGGGTGCACTGGTAGTGCAGGAACGTCCTCTTCTTACCGAACTTGAAGGCGGGAACAAACTTTGTGTCAATGTCAGAGGTGACTATACGCTGTTCACGGGGTGAGTAGTGGTTAAATGCCTCACCGCCCCCAATGATCATCTCGCCCAGAGGGAGCATCTTGGAGGTCATGTGGGCAACCATCTGGTAGAGCGTCCCACGGGACGTGTCTGTCAGTAGAACATACAACATCTTCTCAAGCTGTGCGTCGCTCATTTTGTGCTTCCGAGCGAGTTTCCGCCACTTGACGGGGTCGTTATCCATCCAAGCCCTGAACATATCAGCCTTCCCCATACAGATCACCTGACGAGCGAACTCGTCAACTGTTTTTGGGGAGTAATATTTCTCGTCCATTATAGTAGACATAGAAAATATGGACTGCAAGACGGATGCCTGCAAGGGTGACAACCGAATTCGGAACTGTCAGTGCTACGCATTGTCAAGTGCCCCTGACGCACGGAGGAATCAGAAGTGTATGGTGGAGGAGGACGGTGTCTACTACGAGTGCCAGTCTGGATGCTGTCACGAAGGGAAGGGGTGCCCTGGACAGTGCGAAGGTGTGGACCCGAGTCCGCCATACAGGGTGATCAGCCCGTCGGACGTTCACCAGATGACGCAGTCGAAAAACCTCAAACCCACCCAGATGCGCGACGCAGCCCTCGTTGCCATCATGGGACTATGCATAGTCAATGCCTTACTGTTTCTCTCCTCGATCCTGAGGATAAAGAAATGTGACTAGAAGTAGTCAGTACCAAACACACAATGGCTTCCATGGATTCTATCTCTGAGCAGATCACCGCCCTCTCGAAGGAGCTTAAGTCTCTTGCCAAGATCGTCCGCAAGGTTCGTGCCCACCAGGAGGACCCGACCGGCGAGAAGGCTAAGGAGCGTGCAGCCAAGTCTGGCTTCAACCGCCTCCAGAAGGTGTCCCCGCAGCTGGGGGCGTTCCTTGGTCTCGGCGAGGGCGATGGAGTCAGCCGTGGCGAGGTCACCAAGCGCATCAACGCGTATGTGAAGGAGAAGAACCTCAAGCACCCCGACAACAACCGGGTGTTCCTACTGGACGAGAAGCTCAAGACCATTCTCGATGTCCCGGCTGGTATCGATCTCCAGTTCACGAACCTCCAGACCTACCTGAAGCCCCACTACCTCGGGGCGCTGGATGCCCCCGAGGCGGCGGCTCCGGCAGAGGAGGCACCTGCCCCCGCGGCGGCTCCGGCTGCCGCCCCCACCCCGAAGAAGGTGGTGAAGAAGGTGGTGAAGAAGGTCGCTGCGTAAATGTATAGAGTTTTCTCTCTACATATAACAAAACACAATGGAAGAAGTTCAATTGATTTCGCCACCTCCCCTGGATCGTGGTGAAGTTGAAAAACTCGTCGGTACAAAGGTCGCTAACCTGGCTTTGTACCAACAAGCTTTCACTCACAAGTCAGCGCTCAAGCGCTACACCTTGGAGGAGTCCTTCGAGACCATGGAGTTCATGGGGGACTCGGTCCTGGGTTTCATCATCACGAAGTTCCTGTTTGACCGATACCGGGATCAGCAGGAGGGGTTTCTCACCAAGGCGCGCACAAAGTTGGTCAGGGGCAACACCCTCGCTGGGATTGCAGCGAAGTTGGGAATGGACCGCTTCATCCTGATGGACGAGAAGGGTGAGAGGAACGGGTGGGTCCGCAACACCAAGGTGCTGGAGGACACCTTTGAGGCGTTTGTGGGTGCGATCTACATGGATCTCGGGTTGCTCCAGGCAAAGCGGTTCGTCCTGGACCTGTTCAACAACCCGCAGGTGGTTGACTTGGGGATCATCGACGAGGACGACAACTACAAGGATATCCTGATGCGGTGGTGCCAGGCTCGGAAGTTCGACCTCCCTGATTACAGAACGCTGTCACACAATCAGGGTGTGTTTGTGATTGACGTGACTGTTAACGGGGATGTGTGTGGGGTTGGAAAGGCGCGGAACAAGAAGGCTGCGGAGCAGTCTGCAGCCCAGATGGCGCTTAGAGAATTGGATGCATAAGTGGATAACACCATGCTGGAGAAGGTTCGTCTCCTGATCGAGCGTGAATATGCAGCCCAGAAGTCCGATGAGTGGTTGGCTCTCCGCGGGAAGATGTTGACCGCCTCGGATGCTGCGACGGCTACGGGGTCAAACCCGTACTCGTCGGAGAGTGAATTCATTCTTAACAAATGTGGTCACAGGACCTTCTTTGGAAATGAGGCTACCAAGCACGGTGAAAAGTACGAGGACGAGGCTAGGGATAAGTGGTGTGCAGAGACTGGGGAGG